AGATCGCCAACTTCTGACGATGTAAGAAGCAGCGTTGCCCCCGTTTCGCCGGGGATATCAACTGAAGCAGCGCGCCATTGATACGTGAATGTTGGATATGGAACTCCGCTCCATAATCCATTGGTTACAGATAATGTCTCGCCAACAGTAGTGGTGCCGGAAACAATTGGCGGCGCAATATTAACTGGCGCTGCCGGAATTGCAGCACCCCGTCTCGGTCCAAACGGCGAGCGAATACCGTCCAGCGGCGAGATTATTTCACGCATGTGAGACGACCACGGCAGAACCGTCAGTCGAATAGCACCAGAGACGATCACGGCTCGCAATGCCGGGGAATAGGTCGCTCAGAGCCACGTTGCGCTCACCTTGGCCGGGGTTATAGCGAAAGCCGCCAGCCGAATTTGTGGGAGCCGTTCCATCCGTCGTTGCCTTGATGACAACGTGATTGGAGCCAACATTCTGAAATGTGATCGAGGTGATGTCGGCGTTGGTCAACTGCGTCCACGTAACAGCAGGAACCGCAATGGTTGTATTCTGAGGCATGGCATATCCCGTTCATTTCGGATCGCGTGCTAGACTAGCACGCTAGTAGACGTAAAACAATGAGTTCTGGCCTAGAGCCTTTGGCTCATATTCGATGATGATTGCTCCAGCTGCGCCTGCACCGCCGTTACCTGATGTGGTTGACCCACCTCCACCACCACCGCCAGCGCCATATAGCCCACCAGCCCCGCCCGCGCCCGCAGTCGCCGACGCCTCAGAGCCGCCGCCAGCGCCTCCACCGCCGCCGAAGCCAGCCGTACCACCTGCCGTAATCGCAAACTGAGCGCCAGCGCCACCTGCACCACCTGCGCCGCCAGCGCCGACTGCGATGCCGCCACCCCCGCCGCCACCGCCACCTGACGCTGTTCCTGCCGTTCCAGCTACGCCAACGCCAACTCCACCATCAGCATTGACGCCAGAAGCGTTTAACCCGCCTTTAGCGCCTGCGTTGGTTGGAAACGGAGACATTGGGATTGCGGCTCCGTAGACGCCGCCACCAGCACCAGCACCTGTCGTGTAGCGGCCAACGTCAAAAGGAACAGGTCCGCAGCCATTATAACCGCTGGTTAAATCACTCGCAGCAGACCCTCCGCCTATGCCACCAGAATCGTTAAAAACTGTTCCAACTGACGATCCTCCGCTGTATTTCGTAGACCCCCATCCGCTACCGGAAGCGCCGCCAACACCTGTGGCTGAACCAAGCCCGCCTTTCGCCAGCACACCCGTGGTGTTCGACGTTGGCGCAGTGTTCGCTGATGTGTTGGTTGAGGTGTTCCAGTTCAGCCATGTATCGCCGCCCGCCGTGCCTGCCGTATTGGCAACCGTCGCGCCTGTTCCTGCCGCACCGCACGAAAAGAAAGCAGACCCGCTTGGCGTAAATGCAAAGTTCTCACTTATAGAAACTGCTCCTCCGCCTCCGCCTCTGGCGTTGGTTCCTGTGTTCGTACCTCGCCCACCGCCGCCGCCTGCGCCTATCACAATGACGCGGTTCTGCGCAGACATATCAGCCGGGATAGCCCACGTTCCCGTTCCTGTGAGAAGAATATATTTCGTCATGTGCGAGCCAAAGTAAGGAACAGCGTAACCCGCTGAATGCTGGTGATGCTATCAATGTTAAGGCGCAGAATATCGCCAGCGACAAAGCTGGTTGTCCACCCGGTCAGGGTAGAGCTTTGGCCTTTGGTGGATGAAGAAATAGTCGGCTTGGCGCTGCCTGTTATGGTGTCGCCTATGACGGGAGGAAAGTTTGCGTAGGTATCTTTCCAAATATCTATAACGATTGAGCCAGACTGATTAGCCAAGAGCGTCCACTGCGTAATCGTGCAGTTAAATGGAATGACAATATCCCCGCGCAATCCTGTGTTGATTGTTGCGCCACTGCCATCGATGATAACGCCAACGCCTGCGGCTGATGTGGTGGTGTTAATATAATCCTGAACGTCGGTGAAATCGTATTCACTTGCCGTTCCGATCCCAACCCATGTCCATGTGACGCTAAAGGCTCCGCTGGTCGCTGTGATATTGTAAGCCCCGCCAGCTACGTGGAAAGCTGCAAGCCCTCCGCTTGTCCCTGTGAAGGGATTGCTGATTGCAGAAGCGCCAGCGCGATCTGAATAAATCGAGACAAGCGCATTTGTGACTTGATCTCGCACTGTGATCGTTGGCGAGGCAATGATTGCGCCCGTCGTATCAACGATAGTTCTCTGAAATCTAGCAAGATCGGGCATTAGTTTATCCTCGTTCCCTTGATGTCACCTAGTGCCGTGAATGTGATGAAGCTGTTGCCGTCAATAGCGCCACCTGCCGCGCCGCCTAAGCCACCGCCTCCGGGCTTCGCGCCCGCAACTGCTGGGGCGCCGCCGTTACCTCCGGGCCATGCGCCAGAGCTAATGTTTGTAGCGCCAAGCCCTCCGGCATCTAACGTTCCCGGCTGGCCTGCTTGAACTTCACCATTTCCGGTGGCTCCACCAGCACCTGCAACATAGCCCGCGCCACCACCACCACCACCAGCAAATTTGCCAGCTTCTTTAAGGGCGCCGCCGCCGCCACCGCCACCGCCGCCGTATATTTTACCGGACAAATTATTTAACGTGATGGCTTTGCGCGTATAAAGTGCCAAGCCACCCGGTGATCCGGCTTCAGCAACAAAGCCTGTCTTTTGAGCGTTGCCGCCTTTACCGCCGCCACCTTGGATTCGCCCGTTGTTATAGATTTCGATCACAACACCAGTCGGCCATGTCCCTAACGTCATGGCGGCATTGGCGGTTGTGCTTGCGCCAACAACGACGTTTGTCTCGACATAAACGCGCAGCGTAAATGTATCGCCAACCAAAGGATCGGGATAAAGCGAATCGTGAACAGATCGAATATTCACATCCAGAATGGCGGCATCGAAAATCAGCGTGCGATTGTTCAAGTCCTCTGGATCAAGGATTTGGTAAAGCTGTTCTTCAGCCTCATATTCGAAGTTGCCTGAGTTAGGGCTCACGCGCGTGATCTGAATAGGCGCATTGGTTATTGCGCCTGTAGTGTCCTGTATCGTCCACCATGCGGTGCGATAGCCCTGTCCTGCGGCAAGCTCTTTCGTGCCGCGAATGAAGGTCATATTGAACCGACGCGGCGGGTCTTTGTACCGCCCAAGGATAATGTCGCCAACGCGGGTGGCGACTGTGCGCCCGCCGGATGCAATCCACCGAGAATATATCTTGCGGATGGCTGCTGAACCATAATTCGTCTCGGCATCAAGATCAGCAGAGACAGCGAGAGAACGAAAGTTGTCCAAGTCTTCAAGACGCTGCAACGGATTGCGCTGCCCGTAATAAATCCAGACCTGAGAAACGCGCTTGTCTGGTTGCTCCATCGTGCGAAATGATCCACGCTGGATCGTATCTGCGCCGATAACCTCTGCGTCCGTTTCGATAGCACGAAGCACACGAAGCCTGATCTTCTGGCCGATATCATCCCACCATATCGAAAGCGCGGCCTGCTGGATCAGTTCGACGATAAGTCGCTTTATGCTTTGCGGGTCGCCAATCGTGGCGGAATAGACGCGGCGCAGAAAGTTTGAAGTCTCAGCCTGCCAGTCTGCAAGATCGATATAACCCGCATCAAGCCCTGCGTAGTTCACCATCAAATCGTAAATAATATCAGCAGGATCATCGCCATCATAACGCAGCACAACCTGTGCGCGATCCTGCGCTTGATGCGCCTGCGCTGTCGTCCCTAACTGGCCGCGCGCTGTGATCGTGATAACGTCTGCCGAGCGTGTAAACAGAACAATCTCAGCGCCGCCGATGTTCATATAACCGCTCGCCGGATATTCGGCATTGCCTACGCCTACAGGTGAAAGCGTGAAGGTCGTCGCCACTGCGGTAATGTCAGCGACAAGAAACCCGTTATTCGGTGCTGGCGCTTGCGCACGATCACCATCGAGGAGCTTCAGCGGGTCTTTACCGATGATGGTAAAATTCCCATCAGGCGTTGGCCCGTCGAAACTCTCGACGATAAAATGGCGCGTTTCCATCTCAGCCAGCGTTTGGCCTTCATAACCTACAATTAGGCGGATAGCTTTGCTGCGCAGGTATTGAACGCGCGCTCGCCACTTGCCCCAATAGGTGCCGAGCGTAAAAGGATCATATGCCCGATCTGCAAGATATTTGTCGCCGCCCGGACCCGTATCGGACCACGGATGATCCTTGAACGTGACACGCATTTCTGCGCGCAAGCCCAAGTCTTCACCAAGTGAGATGATCGCAGGCGAAACGCCCCAGTTGGTGATCGATGGGATGCACTCGATATCCTGCGGCAGATAGTCAACGTCCAAGCCGAAGCGCAGAGTGATCGGAACATTGGTAAAGTTGGCAGTGTCTTGGCAGGTCTTGCGGGAGTTGTAGCATTTTGCTGCGCCAGTCGTAGGGATTGCAGCCGTACACGGCGCAACGCCATAGGTCAGGCTGCAAAAATCCTGCTCAACTTCGACGTAGACAAGCTGTCGCCTCACGCGCTCACCCCGTTCAGTTCCAGCGAAACCTGCATCATGCCATTGGACATCATATTGGAGGGGCTAGGATCGTTTGTAAGCCACGCAAAGCCGACTTCATTCGGATAGCTATAGGGACGCCAGCCGAAGAAGAACGGGCTGTCCTGAGCCGCCACAACGAAGGGGTCGAAGTTTGCGCGATACCAGTCGGGCTTCAGGTTCGTAAGGCTCACAGCCGTTGTCAGGCTGGACCCTGTGATGATGCGCCCAAGATAGTTCCCGCTCTCGCTCATGCCCGTGACAACCTCGACACGGCGATTGAGCGTAATCGGAGAATGGCCGACGTAAATGCGCTGCGTTGAGATGAGAAGTTTTCCGACGAAGATCACGGCGATCTCAGGCGCAGATGTACTCGCCGCCAGCTTGAGGCGAACACCAAACACCGACTGCGGTGTGAACTGAAAGATCAGCGCATTGTTATTCGCCGGGATGCTGGCCGGGATGACTTCAACCCATGCCCCGCCTAAGCCCGCCTGCGTTTCGACCGAGACAGCCACGCCAGCCGTCGCAAAGTTATGGCGAGCCACGCCGACATAATCGACCGTCTGCGCAGGGTTCACGGTGACGGTGATATATTGCAGGGTCGTTGCGCTTGCCCGCCAGAAGGAAGCTGTGGAGATGTTGGCGACATTGGTGATCGGATAGCCAGCCGCCGCATTGCCAGAGGCGACCCCGGCTGCGGTCACGAAAGATTGATAACCAAAGATGGGCGCATTGAGATCAACCTGTGGATCGGAAACAGATGCGACGAGGCTATCTGAAAAGATTATACTCATGCGAACACCACCTGCCCGCCGTCCTTTTGGAAATCGGCAATTTGTTTTACCAGATCGCGCACTTGATCGCGACCAAACGATTGACCCTGAAGATTGATATAGACCGAATTGCCACCGGGGCCACGACCAGCTGCGCCACCAGCAGAAGCAGCACTTGCTCCAGAAGAAGCCCCAGCACCTGCTCCGCCTCCGCCTCCACCGCCCCCACCGCTCGGTGACATTCCTTTGATTGTCGCAACTGCTGATAAACCTTTTCCTAAGACTGCCGCATAGTTAGCAAACTTCTGAAATGGCGTAATTGCCGTAGGATCAGCCATTGCTTGAATTGCCGCTGCGGTGGTTGATAAGACGGCTTGAGCAATGGCGAACGCCTTTGCAGTTCTAAAAGACTTGTTGCCATTCGATTGAGCAAGCGCCTGCGCACCGCTGAAGAAAGAAGAAAGATTGTTCAGCGACTTAGCGTTCGAGTCAGCTCTGAGCTTATCTAGATTTTGCAAATGCCTCTGCTCAAGGGCTTCACGCAAGGCGTGATATTCTTGCGTTTTCTGAAGCTTGATTTCTTCATTTCCGGCGTAGATTTCCATATCAAGCTCGAAGGCTTTAAGAGCAAGCTCCTGCGCCTTCTGATACTTGTGTATCATTAGCTGTTCTTCGTTCAGCACGGACTGGCGAACAACCTCAAGCCTGCGCTCTAACCGTTCGCGCAACTTCTTGTTTTCGTCTTCTTCGGAGCCTTCTCCGTCTCCGCCAGCTTCGCCAACTTTTGGCGGTGGCTTTTTCAATAAATTATTAAATGTCTTAACAACGTCAGGCGCTAAATTACGAATACCAGAAACAATCCCGCCAACATAATCGGCACTGACTTGTTGACCAGCTTTCTGCATAGCAGCAGCCATATCAGAACCTAATGCCGTAGCTGCATCGTTTTTGAATCGCTCAATCGTTTCTCCGGTGTCAAAAAGTTCAATCTTTGTCATTCCCGGAAGTTTGTTAATTAAAGAAACAACTGTATTTAATCCGCTTTTAATGCCGGAAATCATAAAATTAACAGCATCAATTACGATATTGACTGCACCAGTTAATGCTCCGCTGATTACATTTCCAATATTTGAAAATGCGGCTCCAATGATTGTGACTGAGCCAAGAAAAGCACCAATCATATAATTGACTGTGGCTTTAATGGCATCGGTTACGTTGCTGCTCATCAGATATGCAGCAGCAGCAATCGAAACAAAAGCCAATCCAATAGGATTAGCTAACAATAATGCGGCGACGGTTTTGAGTGCTACTAGCAATCCTCCAGCAATAGCCGCAGTTGCTGCTGCAATTGATGCAATAAGTGCTGGGCCAAAAACCACAAGCATTGCAGCGCCAACAATGGTTACAATTGTTTCTAAGTTTTGAAACATATAACCAAGCGCGTTGCCGACAGAAGTAGCGATGCCGCTTTCTTTTAGCCATTTAACAATAGCATCTGAAGCATTTGCTAAGGCGGGTACGATACGTTCTGCGATTTGAACAGCAATTCCAGTGAATGCTGATCCAATCTTTGATAGGTTTTCAGTAAGGCGACCAGAGTCAGCAGTCAATTGGTCGCTCATAAGAGCGCCGAACTGCATTAACTCTTTTCGTGATTCTGCTATAGCATCCCCGCCATTATTCAGCATCGGGATCATGTCTTTGCCAGCGGCATTGAATATTTTAGTGGCTAATTCACTTTTTTCTACACCATCACGATATCCAGCAAATTTATTAGCCACATCTGCTAAAACTAAAGATTGATCTCGCAGTGATCCATCTGAGTTTTTTACCTCAACTCCGATGGCCTTTAATGCACGGGCTGCGTCTGATGATCCGCCTTTAGAAAGGTCGGACATGCCTTTGTTGAGACTTTCCATCGCTCCTTCAAGTTGCTTCGCAGATAAGCCGGAAAGCTTTCCGACATACGCCAGTTCTTGAAGTTCTTTGATTGCGATGCCAGTTTTTTGCGTGGTCGATGCAAGCTCATCGGCCATATTCACAACGCTTTTAACCGCTGCCCCTATTGCAGTTGCGACGACGCCAATAGAAACAACGAAAGCCGCTGTTGCTCGTTCAGCGGCTTTCATTCCGGATTCTAATTCGGAAATGTCCGCGCTGACTTTAACTTGCATTTCAGGTGCGGCCATTCTTCTGTTCCATCCAGTCTTTTAGATCATCAACATCTCGCTTGGTCAGTTTCCCAGCATATTTGCCTTGAGAATTTTCTGCCTTGCTATCGTACTCACACCACCATTCGTTCATGGTCATCGACCAAAACTCTGATGGCTGTATTCCCCACGATCTAGCGTGAAGATACATTTGATCCCATTGAAGTTGACCGGATGAACCCGTCTCTACTTTTTGGCCGGAGTCCGGTCGGCGTGTTTGTTTCCCTTTTTGTCATCGTTCGCAATCTGAGGCGCGAATGCCACCATTGCGCCAGTCATAAGAGAACTAATTTCTTTCTCGGTTCCGCTCATTAGCTTTACGTATACGTCTTCTTCTGTGGCGTTTACGTTTGCTGATTGAAGCAGCTTGGCAATGATAGTTGCCAAATGCGAAAAAGGTGGGGTGCCTTGCGAAGTGCGAAGGGCAATATCCATAAACGAGATATTGCCCATCTCAATCGAACGAAGTAACGCCATTGATGGCGTTACTCTGCATTCCTTGCCTTCCCATTCTAGGATAATCTCGCGGAAGATACTCATATGCTTTTTGCTCCTTTAGGTAGATTAGTCCGCCGTAAACGTAATTGTTCCAGACGACTGAATCGATGCCGTGAACGTCACAGTATCGGCCTGCTCGCCAGTGATGGCAAAGCTGGCGAGATAGAAGTTACCAGCGAAGTCACCGATGCCGTC